GCTTCCGAAGGAGAACTGGGACAACCAGCAGTGGCCTCTGCGATTGCAGATTCTCGATGCGCTGGAGATCGATGATCCGCAGAAGTCGGTTGAGAACGGGAACTACACCTACGGGATCATGACAGACCCGCTGGATGTGTTCGATGTGAAGTCCTACACGCGCGTTGCACTGCGGAACATTCCTGGCAAGGGGAATGCTGGCGAGAAGATCGCGGACATTCCCGCCGATCAGATCATTCACACGAAGATCGACTGCGAACTGTCTGATCTGCGCGGTAACTCACGCTTCTTGTCGATGGTTAAGGCGGCACGTCAGTTTCAGGCGATGATCGACACGGAACTCGCCGGGCGCAAACTGCAGGCGTCCTGTGTGCTGCACCGCAAGGTCGCTGGTGGATCGAATGCCGTCCGTGGCGTCGTGGATAACGCCAAGACGAGCACGACGAGCTATCCGAATCAGTCGATGCCACGCGAGAAGGTCCGTGCTGGAACGATCGTCACGACGAGTCCTCAGGTCGAACTGGAGTTTAAAACTCCGGATATGAACTTCTCGGACGCGACTCCGCTCATGCGGTACATCCTGTTGCAGATCTCGGTCGCAACGGGCTGGCCGGAATACATGATCACTGGCGATGCGAGCAATGGCAATCTGGCGAGTGCTCTCGTCCAGGAGGGTCCGACCGTCAAGATGATCGAGCGTGAACAGGAGTTCTTCGAGTGCGAATTCGATCAGCTCCTGTCGTGGATCATCGAGAAAGCGATCGCCGAAGGTGAACTCGAAGGCTTCTCGACCGCAGATGAGTTCTGGGACGAGTACGACGTGGATTGGTGCTTCCCGAATCCGATCACGCGCGACCAGCTCAAGCAGGCACAAGCGGACAACATCGGGACCATGAATGGTTCCTGTTCGCCACAGCAGGCCGCACGCAATCAGGGATATAAGCCGCGCAAGGTTCAACGCGAGATCCGTCAGGCGATGGAAGAGATGCCAGCGCTGATGATGGGCAATGCGGCACAGAATCCTGGCGCTGTGGACAAGGCTGGAAGCTCTGCCGGTAATGCCGCTGCGGGTGGAACAAATCAGGGCGGCAGTAATCCGATCAGCCACAAGGACGACACCGGCGCGAGCGCTGACAAGCAGGCGATTAAGTAATGCTGAAGTACGTCGCGTTCACATATCAGGGCGAGATCCAGCCGTATCACTACTCCTACGTGAAGGATGGAGTTCTGCGTACGGCGTGTGGTTCCATCATTCCACGTTCGCGCGGGATCGAGATGAAGCGTGAGAACGGAATTCAGCTTCAGGATACTCCGCACAAGCATGATGTTTGTCGCGCGTGTGCTCGATCTGCTGCGACGTGGATCAAGAAGATTGCTGGAGCGAAGCCGAAGAATTGGGTTCCGCCTCCCAAGGTGGAGAAGTCGAACACGGAGGTTGACCACGAATACTTCGATGAGCGAGAAGACACAGAGTTCCAGCTTGAAAGTCCTATCTACCGAAGCACGCCGCTCGCCAAGACTGTCGTCGCAAAACCTGCACCTGTTCAACGCGGCAACAAAGTACCGCGTGCGTATAGCCCAGGTTGAAGCCGCGTGGGAATTCGTCGCGAAAGGGCTTGTTCGCGAAATACGAACTGAGTGCCTGCGAGCGGCAGACAATCTTTCCGGGCTGTCACCACAGCAGACAGCCGCGTCAATCGCTTCCGTCGCCAAGAATGTCGTCGACCGTCGCTGGCCTGACGTTCTCAGATCGCTTCTGGAGATGTCCTCTCGTGCGGCTGGACTTGCAACCGTCCTGCTGAACGGAGCGATTCAGAAGCAATCTGAAGCGGTTCAGGACGATCTCCAAGCGGCTGACAAGAAGGCGGAAGATCAGTTCGGCCAGAAGATCGAGGAACTGCAACAGACGGCACTGCTGTTGTTTCTCGTCAGTCAGTTTCAAGTCTATGCGCACCTGCGCGAGATTCAGATTCAGGGGCTCTCGCTGGAGACGTGGTATCAGGACATCGGAAACGGAGTCTATCGCCGCATCTTCACGTCGACCGCTTCGTCACTGGCGAATGGCGACTCACCGCGTACATCCGTGGATCTCCTGACTCGCGATCGTGGTGGATTCGGACAGCAGTCCATCTTGCCTCTCGTGCGCGGGAATCTGTCCACGATGGTGCATGGTGTTGGCACCGGCATGATGCAGTACGTCTCACTGGCTAATCAGAGCCTGTTCTACGGCGAGGTTCACTCCGCGATTATCGACGATGTGACCTGTCGTATCTGTCGCGACCTGAATGGCACGTTCTATCCATTCGAGAACGGAGAATCGACAGCGCGATCAGTCCCAGTCCACCGCAGTTGCCGCTGCAATCTCGTGCCGGTTATTGCCTCTCGCGAATCGGAAGGATCGGAAGCTCCGCGCGATTTCGATTCATGGCTGCGTGACAATGTGGACATGCAGCAGGAACTACTCGGTTCGCGCGCGAAGTCGTTCGCTGATGGTGAGATCCACATCGGATCATTCATTGACTATCGCCGCATGTTTCAAATTCCAGCACAAACATTCCCGGAGTTGCAGAGTCTGATATGGCAGGTATCTCAGTGAGAGACAACGACATCGGCGTGAAGATTCTCGTCTGGCACCGTGATGACTGGACCACACCAGAGCAGGCGCGACAGATCGTCTGTGCGGTTGGAGTCGATGCCAAACAGGCCCGGTTCGTGCTCGGGCTCCTCGAAGCGGATCAGTTCGAGCGCGAGGAGTATGCGTTCAAGTTGGAGAATTGTTTGCGTGATTTGAAGGAGCGATCGAAGATTGATCCTAGCACGCATATTCGCTGCAAGAACATCATCACCGGCGAATACATGAACGTGTACTTCCGGCTGGCAGTCTGGCTGACCCATGCACTGCGATGCCGTGATGATTTTCGGATCTCTTGTCTGCGTGGAGATATTCGGAAGTTCCTGTTCGGAGCAAGCGAAGACTTCATCATCAACAAGCGCAAGCTGTAGCCAATTTGACACAATCTTCAAGCACTGGTGAGATTCACGCATCATGACTGAACAGACAGCAGACTATATCGAGTGGGCAGCCGAGGCGATTACCGCTGAGGACAAGACGAACCGAGTTGTTCGGAATGTTCTTCTGTGCGGCAATAAGTCTCGGAACGGCTATGCGATTCCGGAGAAAGCATTCCGGGATGCGAAGGTGCTGTACGAAGGCAAGCCCGTCTTCGTGGATCACAAGATCGATGCACCGACGATGCGGTCTGTTCGCGATCTGGCAGGGCATGTCGAAAACGTGCGCATGGTAGACGGTCGTCCGCGAGGCGACGTTCGGCTTCTGGGGAACTCCAACGGCGATAATGTGCTTGTGTTAGCTGAGTCTAAGCACCGTGGACTCGGCATGTCGCATGTCGCCAAGTACAAGTTCAACAAGGAGCGGACTGTCGTTGAAAGTGTGGACGAAGTCTTTTCTGTGGATGTCGTCTGCGGACCCGCAACGACCAATACATTCAGTGAGAGTAAGAACGGAGAGAACAGAATGGCTGACGAAGCCCTTGACGTGCTGAAGGCCGACAAGATTCGTCTGGAAGCTGACATCAAGCGGCTGACGGATGAGTTGAATGTCGCCAAGGAAGACGTGAAGAAGCTGTCCCAGGAGTGCAACACTCTGAAGGCCAGCGTCGAAACCGTCACGACCGACCGGGACGCGCTGAAGGCGAAGGTGGAGATTGCCGACCGCAAGGCTGCGATCGAAGCGGAACTGCTGGAAGCGAAGGTTGCCGTCGACAACAAGACCTTCCGTAGCGAAGCGTTCCTGAACCTGCTCGCCGGAACCGCCGATGCCGCTCAGCGCAAGACGCTGATTGCTGACCGTGTGACGCTGATGGGCGAATCGGCCAAGACCGAATCGGCCAAGACCGTCCTCGGGCAGACCAGCGCGAGCACGACTCAGACCGAGCAGACCGACTTCGATACGGTCGCCAAGCAATTCAACATCTTCGGCTAATCCCGAAGTCACACCAGCTACAGGAACCAGAAAGAAATGGCCAATTCTCCCAATCACCGCTACGGGCCGGTCAAGTTTGTCCGTCCGTCTGTGGATTCCTCGATCGTCGTCTACCAGGGCGATCTCGTCTGGCTGAACACCGACGACGCGCGTGCGGCTGGTTCGTTTGCCTGGGACACCAGTGAAGCGGTGACTCAGCGGACGTTCGCCGACGTGTTCATGGGTGTTTCGCACAGCTACAAGGCGTCCGGTTCGGCGGACTTCATCAACGTGGATGTCGGCGCTCAGTCGGTCTACGAGTTCACCTGCGATTCGGCCACATACGAAGTCGGCAACACGTTCGGCGTAAGCACGAACGGCTCCGACACCGTCTACAGCCAGAAGCTGAAGAAGACTTCCACGAAGGCTCAGTGTATCGGGTTCGCCGTCAATCGTGCGACCAGTGCATCGACCAGCGTGCTCGCATCGTTCGCGTCCGCTTACAACCCCGGCAGCTCGAACAGCAACGCCAAGCTGTAAGCTCCGTTTGATCCCCTCCCGCTGGGGTTCTGGCCTTGTGCTCCTCGTGAGCATCCCTTCCCGCAGGCCAGCCCCAGCGGATTTGACCCACCAGAAAGGTTTACAACAATGCAACGAGTTCGCGCGAGTGCCTTGCGGGCGATCTATGCCGCGCACGGCCCGAAGGGGTTGGCCAAGTTCATCGTTGATGGACTGGAAGCCAACAAGAAGGACAAGACCAAGGGGTTCCGCCCTGAACAGGTCTCGATCAAGGACTTGGCTTACGCCTGCGGCATCTACGATCCGATCGACGGCTCTGACAACGCGGCTTCCGCAATCAAGGGGGTGATCGCACGATCCGAACAGGTGTCGTCCATGCAGCCCGAGCACATCGTCGAGATGGCTCATCAGCGATGGGACTCCACGAAGGGCAATGCGGCATTCAGCCTCGAAGCGGCGCTCACGACCAGCATCTTCCCGGTTGTCACTGGCCAGCTCCTGAGCCAGATGATCATCGATGCCTACGAGTCTGCACCGGCGATCGGTGAACAGCTCGTGACGGTGGTTGACGCCAAGCTGCGGAATCAGAAGATCGCGGGCTTCACGAGTCTCGGTGGTCCGCTGGAAGTCGCGGAAGCGAACCAGTATTCGGCGACCGGCTTCGGTGAGAAGTACGTCGTCTCCAGCGAAACGAAGAAGGGGCGTATCCTCGAAATCTCCGAGGAGCTGATTCTGTTCGATCAGACCGGCGAGATTCTGCGTCGGGCGCAGATGATCGGCGACATGGTCAAGCAGGACTGGGATCGCTCGATCGTCCGTGCGGTCTGCGATGCGGATTCTGGCTCCAGCGTTTACGTCTGGCGTCCGAACGGCACCGGCGAAACGCTCTACAACACCGATGGGTCGAACTACAACTACATCGGTGCGAGCAACACTACCAGCACCAGCTTCAACGCCCAGAAGGTTCTCACCGACTGGACGACTCTGGATCACGTTCGGAAGTACCGGGCGACGGAAGTCAAGGATGATCGGATCGACGGCACCCAGCGTGCTATCGGCATGATCAACACCGGACTGACGCTGCTCGTTCCGGAGTCGCTGCGTGGCGTGGCCGACACGATCGTCTACGCTCCGACCGCGTGGACCGAAGGTGCGACCAGTGGGACTCACTACGGCGCTCAGTACGCCAATCCGGCACGCGGGATGGTCTCGACCGTCCTGTCGTCTCCGTATGTGGATGAAATCAACTCGGCTGACTACTACATCGGTCAGTTCAAGAAGCAGTTCATCTACACCCAGATTTGGCCGATCCAGACGTTCCTGCAGGGTTCCAACAGCGAATCGGCGTTCAATGCCGACATCGCGTTCCGGATCAAGGCACGTTACTACGGCGGCGTGACTGCCGTGGATCAGATCTACGTCACGAAGGTCGATGGCTGATAACTGAATCACGGAGTCCCTCAGATACTGTCTGGGGGACTCTTTGCGCACTACGAGGGGGACACTTTGAAGCTCGCAGGGAAGAACGGTCTCGTAAAGAACATCAAGACGATCACGCTCAAGCAAGAGGGCGGCGATCTGACTCTCAAGATTTCTCCGCTGCCTCTCGGCTGGTTCGACCGGATCATGCGCACTGGCGCTGTGACACCCGGTGACCCGCCGATCAAGGTTGTCGAGGAGAAGGGCAAGGTCAAGCGCGACGAGAACGGCAATGCCGTGTTTCGTCTGGACGAGATGGACCAGGGCTATCTGGTTCGTCGTGCCGAGTGCGGCGCTCGCATGATGGCACTCAAGGTCTACTTCCATCTCAAGGACAACAACGGGCTCGAACTGGCGAAGCCGGAGC